GCCCTCTTTACTATCTTCGAGGAGGAGAGAGTTAGATGCACACACTGCATGTACCGCATGGTCTTTCGATTGTTCCGATGTGGGGGTTACGGGATACCTTTTTCCCTGACCTCTCTGATTCAGGTCGTTACGGAATTTATCACTCCGTGCCGTCCTTGTCAGATCGGCTTATCGATCCTTTCATCGAGTTAATTTCTGGCTGTGCTCTTCAATTTGAGCCGGCCTCATTCGATGAGATCTTCGGGCGCGAGTCCGATGAGACTTATGCGTTACCTGGTGACCATCCGAGAAAGTTATCCCCGGACGAAATTGGCTACATTGCGGTTGCAACAAGCAACCCTCTGTTGTCTGGTTTCGATCTGGTCCAGGATACGCTCTTTGGTCAAAACGGAAGCGAACCCATAGGTTCCTTACCGCCCAACGAACAGACGGTTATCCACCACAACTACGTTGGCAGCAGTGTGCTTGGGGGTCAAGGCGTTCTAGACTTGTATCCTGACAGTGGGACGGCCGAACATTATGGCCTTACCTTTCCTAGGTTGCCGATAGATTATGCGGTACCTGGGACAGTCTTTTATGACTCTGTCAGTGGCTCGTTTGGTGGCCTTGGCTCTTGGGAAGGCTGGTGGCGTTGTGTTGCGCGTGTCGATGCTATCGTCGAGAAAATAATCGACGACCTTGCATGGTCTGGTGAATTTTACCAGGATGGCCAGTTGACCCAGTTTTGTATAACTGGGATGACTGTCCTACATGCTAAACGAGCTGTGTCGTATACTTACGACATTCTTTATACTCGTTACAGCATGTCTGCAGGGAGCAATAGTCATAGCATTAATTTCTCAATGCGAAGGACTATTGACTTTAGATATTCGACATGGAGTGACTATGTTTTGCCATCCGGCCTGGGCAATTCGGGATACTTGCAGTTCCCCGTTGATCTACACGTGAGAATTGCAACTCTGGACGACGTCATGGGTTGGAAAAACATCAACCCAAACTACGACTATGATCCAGAGTACCCGCCTCATATTTTTACCTGGTTAGATGACTTACTTGAGTCATCTCACTCTCCGTATGCCACGGCTTTTAGTATCAGCAATGAAGGTCTTCACACGTGGGGTATTGGGATGTCTTCGCGTTATGCGAACCCAATTCCCGGCGAGGAAGCCGGAGTCGCTGGTGCTAGCCGTAAGCTGCGTGAGCGCGGTGGGAAACTTATCGCCGCGACCAGGAACAACATGGGAGATCTTGCCCCTCTAACTCTTTATTCTGCAACTGACGCTATTCAGAAACACTTCGATTTCGTCGGCCAGAATATCCTTGAAACTCTGATGGAGGCCGAGCAGATTAAGGGGTTATTTACACCCCTGACAGATGTTCGAGCTTTCGTTAGAGCGGCACGAGGCGGTACTCGATTGGGGACCTTAATGGCCTTCTTCGACATGCTTGTCGATGCGCAATTGCTTTATAGCTTTATGATTGCGCCTGGGATCCAGCAAGTTAAGGATTTCTGTTGGCAGTATGACCGCATCGTGAACGTCCTAGCCGGTCGGGGTTGTTTCGGAGCCAAAACGATCTACGGCTCCTTCCGACTAGCTCTACCGGACGACTTCCCTATTAAGGATGTTGTCCTCATGTGTCATTCGAAGCTCCGCGTGGTTATTGAGGATACAGTTCTCATGACCATGCTGTTGAACGGTAATGCTGTTGGGATTTTACCTCGACTAGCGAATCTGTGGGACTGTGTGTCCTACAGCTTCGTCATAGACTGGTTTACCCGCGAGTCTGACCGTCTCAATGCTCTCGACTGGCAAGCGTTTTTATTTACGCTCCCAGTGGTTTGGTGCGAGCACAGCATCAAGCTAACTGACCGTTGGGATGACGAGTTCTTTAATACAGAACCCGCCATGACAGAGTTAACACGCTCTGCCTCCTCCTATTATATTAGGTGGACCTCTGGTGCGTTGCCTGTTCTTCGTTTTTCCCGGTACGACCCGTTTCCAGTAGAATCTCCACTGGACGTCGTCGCCCACAAGGCCAAATTACTTGGCTGCATGGGTTATGGGCTTTTGAAGAGGTTATGACAACTCTTCCCGTGGCGTTTCGGTTAAGCGTCAGTAGTCCACGTCTTTAAAAAGACGGCCACTGCACGAAAGGTGCATGAAATGACTACTTCATACGTCGTTAGCGACGGCAGCGATACGGGGGAGAAACTTACCCTCCCTACCGTTAAATCGTCTGTTTTTGTCGCGCAAACGGTTGCCGTTCCCCAGGTTAAGGGAGCGACGTTGTACAAATACGGTTATGCGATTGCGGGCGAAGAACCCGAAATTCATGGCCGTATTGTGCAAACCGTTGTTCAGCGTGCTAACCACAACTCCATCACTGTCGATTTTGTCAGTGGTGTGATTGCGACGGACAGCAGCGTCGAGAGTTATCCCGGCGACTGCAAGGCGTCGATCACGCTGGAGTGGCCGGAGCGTTTGATCACTTCGGCCGGCGGCGCATGCCTCGCTGACATGCTCAACGTCATCACCCGTTTCTTTCACGGGACGATTACGGCTGAGGGTGTGCCAGCGACGACATATATTCCGTGGATGTCCCAGGGCGGTAAACGGTATTAAACCGTGTCCCTCCCGAGGCATTTCATGACCTCGACAGGTCGGTTCGATTATTACATCGATCCCGACCATCTTGTTCGTGAGGGCGTTTGTACAGCTGATAACGCGGACTACATTGCGTTGCTTTACAGTTGTTATCTCGCTCTCCTCGCTGATAGTCCTCTTAACAGTGTCGAGTTAAAGCCTCGCAGAGTTTTTGGTAAATTCTTGCGAAAGCTGCTTTGCACCCCTTTCAAGGTGCTCGCCTCGACGTATTCCGATCTTTCACACGAGCTGCTTAGTAACTTATACAGCTACGGTGTAGGGTCCACAACTGGACCCTTCCTAGAGGATTTTCGTGATACTCCCATTTTTAAGGAGTACCATGAATTCTTTCTCACGGGACGACCGGACTTACTGCGCTTTATCACGACGTTCCTTCTATTTCCAAAGAAGGCCGTGTTGAGCGACCCGACTTTAGAGCCAGATGCCTTTCGCAAATGGCTTGATGTCGAGATGAGGATAACCAGTGTACAGCTTGATGCTCAAGTAATGACTGAGCTAAAGCATCTCATTAATCTATCGATGCCGGCGTTAGATCGCGTTGTACTTCAGACGCGTTTTAGTAATGGATCAACGATGGACGGTATGAGATCGTTGTCTTCGAAGTTGAGTCATTTCGATTACAACGTCTACATTGATAGGACGTTTTTCGCGGCACAACATGGCTGCGAGCGTCCCGGGGCAGTGCTAGAGTCCTTACCGGACCCCAGTGCGTGGCTCAAAGCGAGGAATGAGGCTCATTCTTGTCGGCGCGAGTCTGAACTGATGTTTGTTCCAAAGACCTTTAAGGCCTATAGGAGCATATGCAAGGAAAGACCAACCCTTGCGTATTTCCAGCAAGCTCTATTTCAAGAGCATGTAGAAAACATCAAAGCAGGCCCGCTGCGGCTCATGATCGATCTTAGCGACCAAACGCTTAATCAGCAGATGGCGCTTAGGGGTTCCATTTCTGGATTCCTCGACACGATTGATCTGAGTTCCGCTTCCGATTCTGTTTCTCTTCAGCTCGTGCGGTCTGTTTTTCCCGCGCGTTTACTTAGGTTCCTTTTAGCCACTAGGTCTAACACCGTTGTTTACAAACACGATGGAAAGACCGAACGGTTTAGAGTAGCCAAGTTTGCACCTATGGGATCTGCTGTATGTTTTACAACACAGTGTATCCTATTCAGTGCAATTGTGCTGAGAGAGTGCCTCATTCAGAAACATGGGCGTTATCCGTTTGACCTTCTGAGGTCCCCTAAGGATCTCGAGGCTTTCATCCATGATCTTGCTATGGATGATGGAGCTTACCCAAAGCTTCAGCGGCCGCGCGTCTATGGAGATGATATAGTATGCGACACACGCGTTACACAACGCGTTGTGGACACCCTGACTAGCTGCGGTTTTGAAGTAAACGTAGCAAAGTCATTTGTCTCATCTCAGTCTGTACGCGAATCCTGTGGGATTTATGCGTACGGCGGGAAAGATATCACACCTCTCTTATGGAAGATTCCCTATTTCTCGGGACGTATTCCTATGAAGTGTGTCGTGGCACTTGTCGACCTTTGCAACCGTGCAGGCGATAGATTATATCGAAACTTGCATAGTTGCTTAGTCAACATTCTCCTCGAATCTCCGATTGAAGGAGCAACTTGGAGAAGCCCAGTGAACCCCATCCTTTTCACAGATAAACGTGAGAAATTTGGGATTTATTCGGTAGAGCCCCGTAACTGGCACCTATTAACAAGATCACCTGGCATTGATAAAAGTGCCGAGGATACTTGCGAATGGTTCCAGCGAGACGAGTACTCGTGTGTATCACCTCGGGCCAGGAAAACTGGCCGTGATGAACGCGATATTCGCGTACGAGCTGAATACCACAAGTGGGTTGTAGCATCCGTGAAACGTGGTGACTCATGCGGTACACAATCCGCAACCACTTATCACGAATCCGTTGAGGTTGTGGCTCCGCAGCTGGTTTGGACTCCAGCGTATTAGGAGCTCACAACTCTGTTCGAAGATCTGGGGCAGTGCCAGCG